CGGCATCCAAATTTTAAGAATCTTTTTTAATTCCGTAGCTTCTATTTTTGCTTTCACAAGTCTGTCTTCAAGAATGTGACAGTGCTCAATCCAGAACCTAAGAGCCTTACGTTCTTCTTCTCTTTTTTTCTCAGGAGGGAGGTCTGGCATTTCCATTGTTATGTTTCCAAATCGTATTCAGGATTGATTAATAGGTCTTGTACGTCATTAGCCATCAATAAAAACCCACGGGCCGGATTATCTGCCCCGCCAAGTGGTTTCTTGGTTGACTCATTAAACTTTTTATTGTTCATGCGAAGATACCGTTTTAATCTGCTGGTGTCAACCATAACGAATGAACCATCTAGGGCAAATACATAAACCCACCACTTTGCCGTTGTTACGTTTATTCCGCTAGGAACCCATATCGGTTCATTGTTATTGTCTTTGATTGCCTTGGGGTTTTGATTTGTTTCAACAACCATTCGCCCATTTCTGTATCTATCTGTCTTCACCTCAAAGCTCCCTGCCGACAAAGAGTCAAGAAAGCCAGTTATGAGGTCTTCGCCCTGGTGTCCAAATGACAGGTCTTTTTTGAAGTCAAACGTCCTCTGAGGCAGGTCGTATTCTTTCCTAGTCATCAAGGCCGGTATTTTCAGAACGCTTATTTCCGCGAAAATACTTGGATAGCTCATCCCCGTCGATAATTATCTCTCGCGGTTTCATGTTTTCCATAGAGTTTCTTATTTCAAGGAGGCGGTCTATGACGCTTTCGGCTGAAACTCTAAAAAATTTGTCATAAGAGTACAGTTCTGATAGTTCTGTTAAAAAACGGTCTAATTCTTCCATGAACCGTATCCTACCAATAAAACTTGTTATTACAAGTCCTAAATAAAGATGTGGATATTTTGAGTTCGGGGTTGCGTTGTCAATAGATGGCGTATATGTTTATGTCAACCTAAAAAAGAGAGGTTTTAAATGTCAGAGTACGACACTCTAAAAAAACGCGGACTCGTTCGTGGACGACCACGGCTTTCCGAAGAAGAAAAGCAAAGCAGAAAAGAATTAACTGGCAAACGCCAAGAGGCGAGACGCAGGGCTTCGCTTGTTCTTCAGCATCGCTATGCCGATGAATATGTAAAGATTTTTGAAGACGAGCTTAAAGCTCTTCTGAAGAAGTAGTGTCCTTCGACTCTTCTTCCATATATTCTTTTGGGTTTATTTTTAAAGACTCATCAGAAATTGCTTGATGGTCTTTGGGTTTGTTATTTTTATTTTCAGCAACAACAACTAAGTCCATTAGGTCATTGTTTTGTGAGAAAAAACCATGAGTCCCTATTTTCATAGCGGCCAAGGCCTTGTCTGGGTTTTTGCTATCAAATGGAAGTGTCATGTCAGTCACCGTAATCCGTAAACTTCTTCGGGCGTTGTTTCTTTTTTCTTCTCTGTCCAGCGGACTGGGTCTGAGCCCATGTGTCGTAGTCTTCCGGAATGCCAGGATTAAGTATGACGTACCTTTGGTATTTTTCAAAGAGCTCGTCTTCTTCGGATTCGTAACCGGCCATGATTAGCACTCACTCACCGTTTTCTTCCCAAGGCTTATTGCCCTGGGAACCGCCTAGTGCGGTCTCTATGTCCTTGCGGAGTTCAGCGTTCATTACGAACCTCTCGAATGCGGTGTCCGGATGAAGGTAAGCAGACATTCCTTCTGCAAACATCTCAAACATGCTGGAATGTGCGTACCTAGTTATTGTTCTGGGAGTATTTGGTGTTTCTGAAAACTCTTTGTCTAGATTTGCCATCATGGTTGAATCAGACATGTACTTTTCTGCAATCCTGAATAACGCGGCATTGTTTTTATCTTTTAGATTGTTTTGTCTTTTGACTCTTTCAGAATCATTAATAGCATCAGCAATAAGGTGGTGGGACCATTCATGCCGTATTTGTCCGTTTATAGATGGGTCCATTACTGGGTCCCCCATTTTGGGGACAGAAGCACGGCTTGACATCGCCGTATTGTCTGGTGTGTCGCCGTTTGCGTATATGGAATTTATTACTGACGGCATGAATGACATGCTGGTTAGGAAGGCGTCCGATACGACCCCAACCGGTCCAGCGTTCTGAGGTGGGTCTTCTTGTTTTCCATCTATCTTGGAAATCGTTGCTCGTTCTGCGCTATCAGTCTTGGCGACGATTATCGGGAAACCGTATTTCTTAACTGCCCATTTAAACTTTGGGGACTCTTCGATGGCTGATTTGACTATGTCTTTAATTCGCGAAATAGTCTTTTCAGAAAAGTCAATACTGTTTTCTGGCAGAGAAACCCATTTGTCAAATTCGGTCTTGAATTTGCTTTCAGACTCTTCACTCATTGAATCAATACGATTTGATTTCTTCCATATTTCAAAGTATTGCTCAGGTGAGGTCGGGGTGGCCATGTCAATAATTTTCTGTATGTCGGCACCGGAAGAAGAAAAGGGTTCATCTGGAATCTTGTCTTCCATATCCCTGACGTAAGCATCTTCCATCTTTTCTGACAACGCTTTAATTTCTGTTCTATGAGGTTTTTCAATTCTTTCTGTTCCAGCAAACTTGTCAGATAGATATTTTCTTTTTACAGGGCCAGAGCCTGCAGCTTCCCTAAGCCCCTCTTGGCTAGGCCATGGTTTGCGCCTTGACGCGCCGTCTTCGGATGTGTTTTCCATGAAAGATATTCTACTTTTAGCCTCGGTAAAGACAGTGCAACTAGTTGTTGCGTTGTTTTTTTGGTTTGGGCTTTTGTTCTTTTAAGCGCGTATTACAGGCAAGACATATTTCCGCCCAAGGATAAAATCTTCTTGAGTTCAAAGGATGAGTACAGTCCAGGGCCTCTGATGCAGTCTTGTTGAGGGAGTCACGAATCCAGGACGACAGTGTTGTCCCTGATTTCTCGGCAGCATTCTTCCATCTATCGCGGTCATGTTCCGATGCCCTGATTAATACCTGCTTGTCAACGGTTTCTCCATTTGATGTAGCGGGATTAGCAATAGCCATATCTTTGTTATCTTCCATGACTTTGTCTATGGCTTCTCTAACTTCTTTATCTTTTGCCATTGCTATTCTCGATTCTCAATAGAGAGGATTTCGGGTTCGTCATCTTCATCTTCTATTTCTACTACATCAGCGTCGATAATATCTCCACCTCTAAGTAGTTGTCTAATCATCTCTGGTGGGAGTATCCCTGAAGCGCCCATGAGTTCAAGCAGTTTCCTTGCTTCCGACTCTGGGTCAAACTTCTCTATCTCGCCCTTTGCTGTAGCCCCAGCCAGGGTTACTCTTACTGGGTCAGAGCTGGACATGCTTGCGTCCATTTGCACGTTGAGGTTTACGTGGTCCATTCCAAGGAGCTTTGTTCTTCTGTCCATGATTGATAGAACTTGCTGGATTGCCTTCATGTCCGGTTCTACCGAAACTTCCGAACCGTCGTCCATTCTGACTTTGCGATGTTGGGTTAATGGCCAAATTGCTTGTTGTAGATTGTCAAGCCTTTCAAGTTCCATTCTTAAAACTTCAGGGTAGGCGAGCATCGCCTCTTTATTTAGTTTTTCCAACTGCCTCTTGACGGCGTTGGAGACTACGCCCGAGCTAACACCAAAGCGTCTTGCTATTTCCTGTATAGAAGTTCCAGCCTGTCGCATTTTGAATATGCGGGCATCCCTCTCGGAAAGGAACTCTCTAGTTACAGGCTTATTGCCTCTATCTTCTGCCATTGGATGCGCCTATTCACTTTTGCTCTCCTGAAACCTTAGCAAATTCAATGACCTGAAACGGGAATTCCTTGCCACGAGTGATTTTGGTTGGCCAATGTCGCTCATCGCGTGCACCTCTAAAGTGCCTAACATCATAAACATAAGGCATTGAAGCAGTCAGGTCTGGCGTTAACGAGATACCAAATTCCGGCCAGCGAGACCACACGGCAGAACCAAACGGACGCAGGTCTCTAGTTGACATACTGCTTCCAAGTGGGGCGTGGTGCTCAAGCCATAAAGCACAACCATATGTAGTCCTGATGTAGTCGAGGTACTTTGCCACCTCTACTGCTACCGACTCTGACGTGCGTCCACCCGGGTCCACGAAAGCCTTGTAGAGGGGGCCCATGACAACTAGTTGTGGGTTTGTTTTTTCAATGTGCTCTTCAATGATTAGTCTGTCGGATGCTTTTAGCAAGTCAAGACCATCAGGCTTGATAACAACACTTCCTGTTGGAGATGTAACCCTTCGGTGCATCTTCGCCCTGTTGGCCGCCGCTGCCCCAATGGCCCTTGATGTTCTACGAATAATTCTTTCTGGGTTTTCAAGGTCGATGGTCAGTGTCCGTACTTGGTCCATCGGTTGATAGGTAAACGGATGAATTCCCCACATACAACAAATAGCTATCTGTCTGGCAAGCATTGTCTTTCCAACACCTTCGGCAGCAACAACGATTACTCTTTCGCTCTTTTCCAAAAGGCCAGGAATAATCCATTCATATGTGTCGTCATCTGTTTCGGCAAGAAAGCTTTGCCACTCAACCAGTCGTCCAGGGTCTGGTGCTTCGTCGGAAGAAAAAGAACCAATAATCGTCGAAGCCTTAACAAGCTTTTGAAGAGTATTGAGGTCATCGTTGGCTAAAATCTTTGAGATTCTCTCAAGAGTTTCTTGCCCTTTATCTTTTTCTTTTTCTACCTCTTCTTCTGCTTCTTGAATTTCTTCAACGAACTCCGAAGGTTCAAAATATTCAAGTTCATCTAGTGAGTATCCAGCCTGCAGGTGGTCGGTAACGTCTTTTGCATGAGGGCTAATAAATATTGTTGCATTACAACCAGCCTTACGGAGTTGTTCGCAGACATTAATGGCATGCGCTTTGCCAACCGAATCATTGTCAGCAACGATTTCCACGGTAGCGCCGGCAAGAGACTCGGTGTTTATTTCTAGCCACTTACCAGCACCGCCTGGAGCAGTTGTGGCGACGATGCCCATGTCCATGAGTGTGTCTGCATCTTTTTCACCCTCTACAAGCCAAATTGGAACATTGGCATCTTTTGCCTGAATGACATAGGGAAGGTTGTAGAGAATCTTTGGCGTATCGCCGAGAGAGTAAGCCCAGTCGCCGTTATCTAGTGGCTTGCGTTGTCTAAAAGTTTTTACGCCCCACTGATTTACGTATCTAAGCTTCTGAAACAACAGTGTTCCACTCTCATCGAGATAGTCATACTCTTTAACTAGAGTAAGCTTTTCTTTTTCCTGTGGGCGTTCTTTCTTCTCTATCTTCACAGGGTATAGGTCTGATGGCTTTAGTCCCACCGAAGAACAAATCTTGTCAACTCCGCAACCATTGCCTCTGTGGCAATGCACCAAAACAGTTCCATTGCTGTCTTCAGCGACTGATAGTGATGGATTTTTGTCATCATCCCTGCATGGGCATCTTGCTTCCCATCCGGAAGAAGAAGGTCTAACGCCAACTAAGCGAGACAGTAGTTCTTCAGTATGTTTAAATTTTGGTTGTGTCATTGCACATCCATCTCACGCCAACCATTGAAATCTCCGTTTGCATTTCTAGTACCTATTCCTGGGAAAAATATGCGGGCATCTCTAGAGAGCCTGATGCTTCTCATTGCTCTTAGTTTTGCTCTTTGAAGTTCGGTTTTGCCCCCCCATATTCCGTATGGTTCGTGACGAAGCGAATATTCAAGACAGTGGTCTGTTTTCTCACAGTTTTTGCAGATGATTAACGCCTGCGCAGTACTGCGCTCATTTGCTTTGCGTTCTTCCCTTGTTGGTGAAGCACCAAAAACCGGAAACCACATGTTGGTGTCTTGGCCTTTACATTTACCATCTCGCGGAGCTTCGTCAAATTTGTCGGCCATTCATTCCTCCGGTGTGGTTTACGATTTGGTTATCCTACCGACGTCAAGAGAAGAAAGAAATACCGTTGCGTACTGAATTTTTAATTCTTGATTTTCAAAAGCGGAAACAACATCCACCGATTCAAGCGAGACATTAAATTTTGCAGCTATGG